TTGTGGATGCGTTGGGCGGTTTTGTGGTTGATGTGGCGTGCTCCTCGGCTGGCGTTGCATGAGGCGCATGAGCCGACGAGGTTGGTGCGTTCGTAGGGGTCGCCGCCGCGGTCAAGTTCGATGAGGTGGTCGGCTTGTGTTGATGGTGCGCGGTGGCACCAGTGGCAGACGGGTTCTTCTTCGAGCACCTGCTTGCGGAGGGCTTTCCATTGGGCGGTGTTGTAGATCGGGTTGCCTGCCATCGGGTTCTCCTTCCGGCTTCGCCGGTCGACGTGTCGCCCTCGTTCCTCGGGCTCACGTCCTCATCCTACGGTGCCAGGGTTGGCGTGTTGTGCCCCCCACACTTCGGGCAACTAGCCCCGGTAGCCGGATTGAGTAGGGCGGACACCGTTGGCGGTTTGTGTCGTTCCGTGACGCCGCTCCTCCACGTCGAGCATGGAGGTCTACCCACGTTCCCGTGTGTTGCCTCTGGCCGGTTGCGTGCCGGTCGGGCCTCATGCCCACCTCGTCCGTGGGCTGTCGTGATCGGTTGTGGAGTCGCGACGGTAGCAGACGGTCAGTCGGCCGTGCGGAGCAACGCGTCAGAGGATTCCCACAGGATGCCGCTGAAGCTGATGACCTGCCAGCCGCGATCGGTCGCAGGCCGGATGAACAGCACCGGGTACCACATCCCGTCCTCATTGGCGAGAGGATGCACCTCGAGGGGCTTGATCGGCTGTTGCCACGGGTGGTTCATGATGGGATCCTTCCGAGGCGTCTCACAATCGCCTCCATGTCGTCGGGGTACCAGATGTAGACCTCGGCTCCGGCCGCCTTGAGCGCGGTGAGCCACGCTTTCTGGCCTGCCGAGATCCGGCCGCCGTCCTTCTTGAGTTCGGCGAACACGATGTCGCCATGCACCGGGCGGACGAGAACGAGGTCGGGGAAGCCGGGGTTGCCGGACAGCGGTGTCGCCCACCGGCCGGGTCGCACTTGGGCAGGACGGGTGTGCATGACCATCCAGCCGCGCATCTTCGCGAACTCAATCACCGCAGACTGGAACTCGGCCTCAGTCATAGAAGCCTCGGGAGGACGCGAATGTCGACGAGGTCTAGGTCGGGGATCTGTGGCGTGTCGACCTGCATGAGACGGCCGGGAGCGTGTGGGCATGGTTCGCCCTTGCGGAGGATCGGGAACGTCGGAACGAGCTCGTCGTGGATCCAGCCGCGGATCTTCACTTGGTCGCACGCGAGCACGCCGTCGATGCTCATGTGGGCGAGCCATAGGTAGCAACAGATCAGGAGGTATTGGTTGCCGGGCTTGTAGCTCGGAGCCCATGCGACCCACGTGTTCGGGTCGTATCGGTACGTTCCGCATTGGGTCTTGACTTCGGCCTTGTAGATGTCCTCAACGATGATGTCGTGCTGAAACTTGGGGCCGTGGTCGGCGTTGATGAGGAGCTCGTTGCGGAGGCAGTCGACGAGCGCGGCCTCGGCGATGAACCCGGAGAGGCGTTGCGGTTCCTTCGGGAACTTCGAGTCGCGGAGCATCTGCACGCCCCATGCCCGGTGCTCGTCGGTGATCGTCGCAAGCATCAGAACGGATGCTCGGTCTTGAGTTTGTCAATCATGGCCGACGCTTCACGCTTGGACAGGGCTCGAGGATCGCCGTCGTATCTCAACGAACGGAGAAGCTTGATCTGTGCGTCGGTCGGGCCGTCGGCGGACGGTGCCGGGGTGCCTCCCATGCGCTCCACTTTGCCCATCTCCTCGCGTGAGGGACGCTTCCCGGCCGCGTAGATCCAGTTCGCCATGGCACGGCCGATTGCGCTGGTCTCGGCGTTCTCAACGTGGCTTGTGGCGTTGACGCCGCGGTCTGACTTCTCTTCGTAGGCGTGGCCGATCGCGACGGGGTGCGGGTCGTCGCGGTGCCTGTAGACGTCGGCGCGGAATAGGACGGCGTGGTCGTCCATGCGAACGATCTCGGTGGCGATCCGGCCGTCGGGATGCGCGGCCCAGAACAGGGCGAGGCGCTCCTCGACGGTGGCGTAGGTGGACAAATCGAATCCCATCATCGCCTCCACAAGTAGATCGTCCAGCCGATGAGGCCGACAATCATGACGCCACAGACGCTCAGAACGATCGCTAGTTGCGCCCCTGTCAAGTCGCCGCCTCCGCTTCGCACGAAGATCGGCACGGGAATCACTGGCTTGATCATGATTTGCGTTCCTCGGCTCGTTGTTGGATGCGGACGAGGTTGTGAAAGTGCTCGGCCTTGTAGCACGGGAAGCACCACACGCTCCACGATCCGGGCGACCAGTGGAAGATGTCGTCCCCGGCCAGCGGTGCGCCACAACGACAGCACGCTCCGGCGGTCGGCTTCTTGAGGGTGGGCCGGTCAATCATTGAACCCTCCGAGCTTGAGGGCGACGATCACCTCACGGGTGGAGGCGGTCAAGTATGGCAGGCCGCCGGGCGTCTCCTCGAGCACGCGGACGAGCTCGTTGAGCGCCTTGCGCATCTGGCCGCGATGGTCGGCGAGCGTGTCGACGACGAATGTGAGGTTGCGGATCGTGTCGGACTGGTCGGGGTCAGTCATTCGGGTCTCCTTGGTCGGTTGTGGCGGAGCATAGCGGCGAGGTGTTGCACCCTTGAGGATCCTCACCCGTTCGCGGTGCGAGGTGCCTCCCCAGACGCCAGCCATGTCGGGATGCTCAAGGGCATAGTCGAGGCACGCTTGGCGGACTGGGCATCGTTCGCAGACTGCGACGGCTTTCTTGGTGTCGGCGGCACCGAGCCTGCCGGGGCCGGGGAAGAAGATGTTGAGATCCATGTCGACGCATTGGGCGCGGAGCATCCACTCGGGCCGGTCAATGTTCACCGGCATGGACGCGACCACGGCTCCCAGCCACACCCTCGGTTCGCTTCATGCCAGCGCCAGATCTCGAGCGCCATCGCAAGGTTCACTTCGGGGTCGTTGATCCGTTCCCACGATCCGAACAGGTTCGCGACCTCGTCGGCCCACACCTCGTTGATCTGCATGAGGCCGTGATCGCCGCCGTTCCACCTGTCGTCGCCGGGGATGATGTTGAGGCACCGGGATTCCTGCCACATCTCCTCAAGCACGTTCACGAGCTCCTCTTGAGGCCAGCCGACCTTGAGCGCGAGGGGCGCCCATTCTGGGCATGGGGTGTCGATTGGGAGGTCGACGGCGGCAAGGTCGGCTTGCAGGGCGTCGTGCGCCGTCGTGGTTGTGGACAAGGTTGTGGACGTTGTGGACAACGGGGTGGACGGGATCGGGTTGATGACCACGGTGCGTGGCGTCGGCTCGGTCACGATCGCCGGGGCGGTCTGTGGGTCGTCGTCGAGGGTTCGTTGCAGGATCTCAAATCCTGCGATGAGTGTCATGATGCCCATGGCAACGATGACGACAACGTCGGACAGTCTGGTTCTCATTGGTGTCTCCTCAGGTCGGGGTCTGGGACGATGTTGGTCTACCGAATCGGTGCCGGGATGTCACGCACCGAACATTCGGGCCCATGTCGCCGGGCCGACAACGCCGTCGGGCTGGAGAGCGTTCGCGGTCTGCCATGCCTTGACGGCCGCCTCGGTCTGGGGGCCGAACTTGCCGTCGGCGGCGATGCCGAGCCGGGTCTGGACGAGCTTCACGGCCGCGCCGCTCGAGGATCGCTTGAGAGGCCGTCCGGGGTACTTGGGCGGTGCAGGTGCGGACGGGGCGCTAGCAGGGCTCTGAGGGGCTTCTAGGAGCCTCTCACGGACGGGTGACGCGTCTGCCCATGCGTCTCGGGTGGTTTCGACGTGGATCCAGTCGTGGCCTTGGCCGGGAGACTTGTCAACCCACCCTCGTCCGGCTTCCCAGTATCGCGTGCGCTGGTAGTGGTGGATCCGCTGGCTGCCCAGCTCGGCGGAGTTCGCGATCAGCCATGGCAGGATCTCGGCCTCGAGAACGGCGATGCCGGGGCCGCCGTGCCGTTCACCGAATCCGAGGTCGACAGCCGCGCCGAACGCGTGCGAGCTCCATGAGGTGCCACCTCGGATCGGGCGTCGGCTGTAGATCCCGAGGCTCTTGAGCTTCCATCGGCCGTGGCAGTACGCAGCGAGCGCTTGCAGGTTCGGGGATGCGCCGTCGTAGGGTGCTCCGGGCTCAAGGCCGCGGTTCCACGAGATGAACTTGGTGGCGACGGTCATACGGTCTCAACCGGCCAGGTAAGCGTGATCGCGGCATGAGTGCCGGACGACACGACGGCCCACAGCTCCTCCCCTTGGGGGATCTGAACGGTGAAGTTTGTGTTGTTGTCGATCTTGAGGCCGTTGTTGATGGTGACGTCAGAGCCGCCGATGTAGAGGTCGTTGCCGTCGGGCCGGATGACGATTGTCCGGGGCTCGTTGATTGCGGCCGAGAGCAACTTGACGGCGGTCGCGGTGACGGTGGTACGGGTTGAGATCATTCTTGGGTCTCCTTGTTGTCCTTGTCCTTGAGGCCGTTGGACGCGAGGACGCCGGACAGCGCCCCGGTCATGAACAGGACGAGAGGGTTGAGGGTGGCCCACGCCGACTCGTCGTTCGGCGACACCTCAAGGGGCTGGACGACGAAGAGGAGGCCGTAGAGGAGGGCGCCGACGGACATCATGAACGTGAGGCCGAGGCAGATGCCGATTGCGAGGATGAGTCGGGCTTTGATCTCGGAGTTGGTGTAGCGCTTCATGGGGTGGTGGCTCCTGTGCTTGTGTCGCATCGTTGGGCGGTCGGGGCGGTCTCACAGTTCTCGCGGACACGGTCGGAGCATCCTGCGACGATCCAGATGGCGACAGCGCCCAGCAGGACGACGAGGATCGCGGCGGACTTCACTACGCGGCCTCATAGTTGAAGTTCACGCGAATGAAGTCTGAGGCCGCGGCGGCAGGCCACGGTGCCGCGTTCGTGATGACGCTCGACGGGTTGCTGTAGTACATGACCATCCGCGAGGTCGTGTCCATGACGAGATGTCCAACGTAGACAGCTGACGCGGACGAGTCGAACGCCTGCCAAGTGCCGCAGACGACGCCGGACGCTTGAGCGGTCACGGGGATCGAGAAGTAGTAGACGCCGGATCCGGGGTTGACGCCAGACGTGCCGAACTGGACAGATCCGACGCCGTAGATAAACTTGTTGATCCGACCGTAGCGACCGGTCGCCGTGGAGCCGGTGCCGAGCGTCGGGTTCGTCGTCGAGGCCGTGAGCGCCGGAGTCCACGTCTCGAACGCCGCCCCGATCGTGTTGAGGGTCGCGGCGGTGAGCACTTGTCCGCTCGTCGTGCCTGCTGTCCATTGGGTTGCCATCTAGATCACCATCCGAGTCTGTTCGTGTTGAGAATACCGAACGTCGACGAGTTCAGGGTGAACAGGTCGTAGATGACGGTCGGCGAGAGGTAGAGCGTGAAATCTGTCCGGCCCGGGACAGCTGAGCAGGATCCGCCCTCGACGACGAACGTGGTCGTCGTTGACGAGCCTCCGGGCGGCGTGTAGGTGACGCTCACGGTCTGACCGGCCAGCGCTGGCATCTGATCGAGGAACGTCGTGATCCGTGCGTCGAGTTGCGGCTTGTCGTTGAACCGAATGTCAGCGTAGAGCGACTCTTGGGACAGGACGGCGGCGAACCAATCGGTCTGAGCTTGCTGTTGGGCGGTCGTGTTGAACAGAACCTGCCGGTTGTAGTTCCGCTCATAGTTCGAGGGGCTGGACGCGAACGTCGTCCCGACGGTCGTCGAGGTGAGGTTCACCACGTTCGGATAGTTCGCGTTCGGATACTTGCGAGTCAATCCGTCGTAGAGGAGGCCGCCGGAGCCAGCGGTGACAAACTGGACGCCGCTCGAGGCCGGGGCCGCCGACGTGCGGAACTCGATCGTCGCGCCGTCGTACCAGTAGGTCGAGTTCTCGGTCTGGAGGAGCTCGACGACGCGCTGTCCGATGGTGGTCGGATCGAACGCGTCGGAGACGGTGGCGCGACCGTCGACCTCGGTCGGCGGAGGGTACGGCGGAACGAACGGGTACACCTCGTTCGCGAGCTTGATCGCCTGCCGGATCGCGTTGTTCGTGCCGATGATCGGGTCGTCGTTGACGTAGAACAGGGACAGCATCCCGAGCGCGTCAATGCCGGTGATGGTGGCGGTGTTCGCCCCGGTTGCGATCTCGTCTTGGAATGTCACCTCGACGACGTAGAAGTACAGGTCGGAGGTGCCGAGGTTGTTCTCAATCTTGATCTGGTCGCCCTCGTTGATGCTGGCGGCCTGCCCAGTGTTGTTGCGGACGGTGAACGTGCAGGTGCTCCCGGTCGGGGTGTCGAAGTAGGAGCCGCGGCCGAAGTTGAACGACAGGGATTGGGTGATGTTCGTGAACGACGTCGCGCCGACGGTGATCGTCCAGTTGATCGTGCTCATCAGCCGATGGCGTTCGCTGGGAGCCGGTTGTTGAGCCGGACGTACTGCTGGAGGGCCGCGACGACGGCGTTCGGGTCGGCGGAGGTGACGGTGATGTTGATGGTGTTGCCACCCATGGAACCGGCCTTGGACAACGGGATGACGGCCTCGGGCCCAGCCTCGCCGATCATCGCGATGGTCGGGCCGGTGACGATGCCGCCCTCGGCAAGCATGGGGATGTCGGGCACGTCGAAGCCCTTGCCTCCGATGCCGGGCACCCAGCTCGGAATCTTGAACGACAGCTTGCCGATCGTGTTGTTCCAGATTGAGGCGACCCCGTTGAACACGGTCTTGAACGCGCTGTAGAGGGCGTCGATGTACTTGCGGACGTTGGTGTACCAGACGCCGACGGCGCTCTGGACGGCGTTGAAGACGGTGGTGGCGACATTCTTGAAACTGTTGAATACGAACTGGACGTAGTTCCACCAAATCTCGAATGCCTTCTTGAGGCCGTCGATGATGACGCCGAAGATGTCGAACTTTGCTTGGAGGGCGACGAGCGCCGCGATGATGCCCAGGATGATGATTGCGCCGGACGCGACCCAGAGGGCGGAGAATGAGGCGGTGAGTGACGTGTTGAGCGCCAGCGTGACGGCTTGGATCGCGTTGTAGACCGCAAGCCCGGCGTTGATCGCGAGGATCGCCGCGGCGAGCGTTCCGATGACGGCGGCGATGGTGACGACGAGGCCGGTGTTCTCGCGGATGAAGTTGCCCATGGACTGAAGCTTGGGGAGCAGCTTCTCGATGATCGGGAGGAGGGCGGCGCCGATGCTTTCCTTGGTTTCTCCGAGCGCTATCGAGAGGCTCTTGAACTTGCCTTGGGCCGTGTTGGCTTGCTTGGAGGCTTGGTTCTGGAATGTTCCGGCGAGACGGCCGAACACGGTGTCGGCGTCCGCACCCTCAGCGATGAGACCGGCGAGCGCCGGGTCAAGGCTCTTGAGAGCCTTGAAGTTCCCGTTGTATGCCTTGGATAGGGCGTCGGAGACGGTGGCGAGATCCTTCCCGGTTCCGGCGGAGATGTCGAGCGCCAAGCCGAGCAGGTCTTGGGCTTGGGCGACGTCGCCGGTTCCGCGGACGAGACTGTCAAGGGCTGGGCGGAGTTCGTCGTCGGTGACGGCGGCGGCGATGGAGGTCTTGGAGATGAAGTCCTCGACGGCGTCGATCTGTTGGTCGGTGGCCCCGGTGACGTTCTGGAGGGTTGTGGCGAGTTTCTGGGCGGCGGCGTCGTCCTCGGCGAACGCCTTGACGGCGTCGACGCCTGCGATCGCAAGTCCTCCGAGGGCGGCGGCGGCCGGTAGGGCCGCTTTCTTGATCGCGAACGCGGCCTTCTCGCCGTTCGTCTCAAGCTTCTTGAAGTCGTTGATCGCCTTGTTGATGCCGGACGGGTTCCATTCGGAGACGATGGGGAGGGAGATTGCCATCAGCGCCTCACGACTCCGGGGACGGCTTCGAGGATGATCTTCTCGACAACGGGTTCGAGGCGGCGCATGGTTGTGTCAATGTTCCGTTCCCCAGAGAACCACATGAAGCGCGAAGGCCCGCGTCCAAGTTTGCTCGTCAGCACGCTAGCGAAGTTGGGTCTAGCCATCATGGGGTTCTGGTTGCGCGTCTGGTTGGGGCCGCGTCCGGCCATGTCGGTGATGGTGAGCGCGGCCGTCTTGGTGCGGACGACAACGGTGCCGACCGACTCCCATTGTGCGCCCTGTTGAAGGTTGCGTCGACGAGCCTTGCGAGTGTCGATCTTGGCGATGACCCCGGCTCGTTGGTTCGCGTTGTTCCACCCGGTGCGCTTCTGATGCTTCATGCCGCTGAGTGGGGCGCTGTTGGGGATGGTGTCGACGATTGGGGCGACCATGGTTTCGCGGACAATGCCGAGCATCTCCTTGGACAGCTGACGCCGGAGGGCAGGGCTGACCTTCTGGAGGTCGCGTAGCGCCTCCTTGAGGCCGTCGTATTGGAGGCCTACCGTTGCGCTCACTTCTGGCCTCCTTGTCGGTCTTGGTTGATTGCCTCGACAACCGTGGCTAGGTCGTCGATGTCGAATGGGATGTCTGGAGGCCAGAACCCGGTGGCCGCTAGCACTTGGGCTAGTTGCCGCCGGTGGCCTCCTCGGTAGGGTTCGCGGACTCGGCCTCCACGACCTCGAGCGTGACGAGCCGCTTGATGAAGTCGTCGAACATGGCCGGGATCGTGATGCCTGCCTGCTTGCTCGCCTCGTACGCCATGAACGCGAGGTCTTCCATGCCGATCCCGTTGGATTGGATGTCGGACGCCTTGCGCTTGAACTTGCGCTCCCAAGTGACGATGACGAACAGGTTGGTCGTGACCTCGTATTCGCCTTGTCCTTGGTCTACCTTGAGTGTGAGCTTCATCGGGATCCTCCGTCGGTGGTTGTTGACTGGAGGGTACTAGATCACGGGTTGGTGATGTCGCGTGCCGCGGATCCGCCCTTGAACACGGCCTCGACGACCGAGAGCTCGCCGACCGCGCTGTTGATCGGGGTGATCTTCTCGAGGTAGCAGTTCGTGATGGTGTACTCGGGGTTTGACGCGGACTCGGTGGTGCCGGACGGCGAGATGACGAGCGTCGAGGCGGTGCCCCACGCGCTGTACAGGATCGCCTCGATCTCCCCGGCCCCGTAGCTGTTGAACAGGGTGAGGGTGACCTCGTTGTTCTCCAAGCCGGAGGTGAACACTCGTGCGGTGCCGCCGAACGCGGTCGTCTCGAGCGCTTCCTTGGTGAGGCTGATCTCGCACTTGGAGCAGTTGTCGGTGAGGTCGGTGGTCGTGGCTCCGACGGTCAAGTTGATCGTCGCGTTGCCGAGGAACGTGGTGGTGGCCATTGTTGTCTGCTTTCTGTCAGGAGCGCCGTGCGCTCATTCTCACTGTGAGGTCGTATGCCGGGAGCTCTTGGGTGCCGACGACCGCCACGGTGGGCTGGCCGGAGGCGAACACGACGCCGGAGTTGAGGATCGTGTCCACGGTGGTCAAGATCCAGTCGGTCGAGTCTTGGTTGCCGGGTGGTGCGCCCAGGACTCGGATCGTGAACGTGAGGTCGGCGACGGCGTTGACGATCCCGGCGTTGAAGTTGGTGAATGACGGCGGCTCGACGAATACGGTGAGGGGTCGTGCGTTGCGAGGGTCTTGCACGACGGCCAAGCCGAGGTTCGTGAGCGCGTTGACGAGTGCCGTAGTGGCCTCGACGAAGATCCCGGTGCCTGCCACACTACGCCACCTGACTACGTCGGATGCCGAGGAGTTGCTTGATCCGGCCCATGGTGAGGCCGGTCGGCTGGGCGATGCTCATGTCGGAGAACGATGCGAACGAGTCCACAGACCCCCGTTCGCGGTACAGGCTCGCGGCCATGAGTGTCGTACCGAGGAGGGCGGACGCGTCGGGCGCGGTGCCCGGTGCGTCGTGGTATCCGGCCTGCTGGCGTGCCCGGAAGCAGTAGCTGTTCGCCGCCGCGACACACGTGGCGATGTAGGCGGTGTCGTTCGCGGTGGCCGTCGAGATGCCGAGGAACTCGGTCACGTTCGCCGATGTCGTCCATGTGCAGGTGATCGTCCACGTGAGCGTCCCGTTCGGGATGACGGCGGCGCGGCTGATGTCCGCCCCGGCGTCGTAGAACAGGATCTGGTTCGGGATGATCGCGTCGTTGTTGAACTGTAGGTCGCCCTCGTCGGACACGCCGACGAACAAGCCGGTCGGGATCGCGAACACCGTGTGGGTGCCGTTGATCGTCGAGTCGCATGAGGTGAGCGTGATGCTCTGGCCGATGCCGATGTCGGTCGCCTCGAGGGTCTGGATCACGACGAAGTCGTCAAGCCTCATCTGCTCAATGACTGCGAATGTTGCCATGTTCCAGACCCTCGTCCCTGCGATGCCGTGCTGGGGATCAGGTCAGCTTGACGAACTTGGTGGCGTCGATCATGAGCGTGGCGAAGTAGCCGCGCCATGCGATCGTGCGCGAGATCGTCGACGGGTTGTCAATGCTGATGGCGCCCTTCTGCTGTTCGAAGATCTCGAAGCCGGAGGCGTCGCCCACGATCACGGTGTCGGCCGCAAAGTTGCGGTCGACGACGACGCGGAGGCCGAACGCGACGGCGTCGGTGGAGCCGGGCGACATTGCGCCGAACGCGTTCATCGGGCCCACCTGGGGGAACAGGGGACGGCCAGCGGTGTCGACCAGCTTGCCCAAGTAGCCGAACATGTTCGGGCTGAGGAACAGGTGGGTCGGCAGGTTGCCGTTGCTGTTGGTGAGGATGGTGGACGCGGCGTCGTAGATGTCCGACACCCATTCGGCGGCCGAGGTCGGGTCGGTGAGGACGGCGGACTGCGAGCATCCGGCGAGGAGCGCGTCGGCGGCCACGTCGTCGGTGGTGTTCGCGTAGATGCGAGCCATGTCGTCGAGGATGAGGCTCAGCACGGCCGGGTCTGTCCAGTCGAGATCCTGCTCGGAGATCGTCACGTAGCCGCCATAGGCGCCCTTGGTGACTTGATTGCTGGAGATGACGAACGTGCCGGACTGGAGTGCCGCGTTCTCGGCGGACTGGACGGCCATCGAGGTGTGCGTGGTGACCTCGGGACGGATGAACACCTTGCCGCCGCCGGGCATGGCCTTGGGGCCGATGGCGTCGACGACCGGGCGCAAGCCGCGGAAGTTGTTGTACACCGGGCCGAGGATCGGCTGGGGCAGG